GAAAAAATTTACAGATACGTGATGGGGTAATCTCATCGCGTGTAAAAGAAGCGAGTAAACACATTGATAATTCGGATGCAGATGAGGAAACTAAACAAATATTAAAGGATACTGTTGCTAAAATTCTTAAAGGAGAAGATGTAAACCCTGCTAATTTAGAGATTGCAAATAAATGGTTAGCGGTTAGAGTTGGTGGAGGAAACGATATTGGTCTTTACATAGCTAAAACAGAAGGAGATTTTAAATCTAATTCTAGGCAAAAAATTGTAATGGGTATATCTGATAAAGTTGAAGATATGGATGATAAATCAGATGAATGGAATGATACTGTGATGAACAAATACGGATTATCTGTTACAACTCAAACAGGAGCGTTTGTAAATAAAAAAGATTGGACAGCTAATAAATCCAATAAAAAACGAAAAAAAGTAAAATTTGATGTTTCTGAAGATGGAAATAGTGTAACGGTAGAGGGAGTTACTTATACTAAGAGACCGGTGCCAGATAAGCAAACTTTAGTAGAACATCGAAATTTAATAGAACAATTTATCAGACAAGGTTCTTCCGAAGAGGAGGCAAACGAAGAAGCTAGAAAAGTAATTGCTGCAATTGAAAGAGGAAATGCAATGGTTGATAAACTGGCAAAAGATGGTGAAATGGAAGTTGTGGATTATGGCCCAACTGATACAAATGATAATAGAAGAAAAACTCTTAAGAATACAATAGATAAAACTAGAAAAAGTATATTAAAGGCTATAAAAAAATATTCGGGATTATCCGAAGAAGAAATTCTAGAAAAATATGCAGATTTATTTAACAGCTTAGATGAGATAGAAAAATCCGCACCTATAAATAATCCAAATTGGGATTCTATGAGTTCGGAAGAAAAAGAAAGAGCAGCTGAAGAATATTTGAATAAAATTACAAATGTATTACAAAACATAAGAAGAGATAAGGATATAGCTTCAGGTGGCCCTGATATAGCGGAAGTTTTGGTATTTATGAATGAAGTTGGAAAAGGTAATCAGGCATTTCTACCCTCTTCATCAAATTTCCCAACTGTTGATATCGTTTCATTTAACGAACAGAAAACCCCACCTCAAAATGCAACTCCTGAACAATTAGCAGAATTTTATGCTAATGAATACTCTGCAAATAGTATTTCATTTATTGATAGTGATGCTGATAGTATTAAGTTAGGTAAGGGTGGTGCAAGTGCTGGGCCTTCTAAGACTGATGGTAGTACATTTAATAACGAAAAAACAAAAGAAGTATTAAATTCAATGATGAGTAGCTACAACGCTATTTATGGGGATTACCCACCTTCAAAAGAGGCAGTTGATAAAGCGGAGGAGGATTATAAAGCACAGAGAGCCCATATGATAGAAATTTTAATTGGGCAGGGTAAATCTTCTGAGGAGGCGGAAAGTATGGTTTCTGATGTAGAAAAGAAAGCAACTGAAGGAGAGAAATCTGCATATCAACAGGCTAAAAAATCATATCAAAAAAGTTTAGGTGAAGAGGAAATGGATTCTGAATTCGATAGAGGATTGGCATTATATAATAAGACTGGGATGTTATTTGAGATGATGTTTAATGCAGATGTTAAATCAAATAATTTTGGTAATGTTAGATTTATAGAAAGTGGAACGGGTGCACGAACTAGAATTTCAATGGAAGTTTTGGATGGTATAAATGAAAAATGTTGTGTTAAATTTAATCCAAATCCAGGAGAATTAAAAATCAAAGGTGATGCAAGTGGAAAGAGAAAAGCGGGTATAAACGTATCTTTTTCAACTTACATAGTAAAGTGTAAAAAATAATTTGGATAACTGAGTATTTTTTCGTATGTTTGTGAAAACAAAAACATATATGAAAGAAGAAGTATCAATTGGTGAATTATTGCAGGAAAATGCAGTGACTTATTGTGAAAGAGTTTATCCACAGACAACCGAAGAATTTAAGAAAATTTTAGATGAGATGTATGTTACCTTTTGTAAAAAGCAGAGGAACTATGGGCCTGGTAACATTTCAGTAGGGACTGCATTGGAATCAAAGGATGATATCAAACTTTCACTTACAGGTCTTTGGTTCAGAATCAATGATAAAGTTCAAAGATTAAAACAATTAATAGTATTAGGGCAGCCTGATGAAGTAGGTGAATCTATTCAAGATACATACGAAGATCTTTCAGTATATGGTGTAATTGCACAATTGGTACAAAGAGGTAAATGGGCAAAATAATGAAAATAACTTTATGTGAAGTGTGGGGGCAAATATATTTTCTTCCATACATTAAAATGACTCATACACGAACACTTAATGGTAATTTAGAACTTATCATTGGGTATCTTAAGTGGGAACTAGTAATTGGGATATGAATTGGACTGAATACTTTATCAATATAGCACATCAGGTCAAACTAAAATCAAAAGACCAAAAAACTCAAATCGGAGTGGTTATAGTTGGTAAGAATAACGAAATTGTTTCAACTGGCTATAACTCATTTCCAAGAGGTATAGATGATAATGTAGCCGAAAGACAAGAAAGACCCGAAAAATACTTTTGGTTTGAACACGCTGAGAGAAACGCTATTTATAATGCGGCCCGAATAGGGGTATCAACATTGGGAACTACAATGTACATGACCTGCGATATGAGTTGTGCAGATTGTGCAAGAGGTATCATAAATGCCGGTATTAAAAAAGTAGTGTTTAGTAAAAGTAATAAAGAGTGGCCTGATATATGGAAAGATTCAGCAAAAAGAAGTGAGCAGATGTTTAAAGAAGCCGGTATTGAAGTTGAATATTTTGACTTGTAAATTTTAAAAAATAATTATTTGTTTTTATATATTTGTATATATTTATAGGTGACTTTCCACATCTCCATCTTATATGACACGCCTGTTACAAAAATTAATTAATTGGGTTTTTCCTTTTAAAGAAGGAGAATTCCCTGCAACCCCACAGGGTTTTAATGCCGCTAAAAAGTGGGCCCAATCTCAACCACATTCTTACTCCGAAAACCTTACCTTATGGGAAGAGGTTTATGATAACCACATTGATGGTTATTGGGTATTGGCTAAAATCAATGAACAAAAAAGGTTAGCCGATAAGTACAGGGGGGTAAAAGAGAATCGTAAGAATACGAAAAAATATTCTGTAAAAAAATATTAAAAACATTTGGAACTTAGAAAGATATTTCATATATTTGTTCTAAGTTTTTGATTTACGAGTATTTATATTTGTAAACGCATAAACTTAAATTTTAAATTTTAAAAACTATAAATTATGTCAACAAACATTGATGCAATCAGAGCTCGCCTTAACAAATTGCAAGGCACTCAAAAGACCGCCGACAGTCTATGGAAACCTTCAGTCGGAAAACACCAATTAAGATTAGTGCCTTACAAATTCAACAAGGAAATTCCTTTTATTGAATTGTATTTTCACTACAACATCAACAACAAATCCTATCTTTCACCAGCTTCTTTCGGAAGACCTGACCCAATCGTAGAGTTTGCAGACAAACTCAAAAGAATGGGTGGTAAAGAAGATTACCGTGAGGCTAAAAAGATGGAGCCAAAATTGAGAACTTTTGTACCAGTAATCGTAAGGGGATTGGAACATGAAGGAGTTAAATTTTGGGGATTTGGTAAAACCGTTTATCAGGAGTTATTAGGTTATTTTGCTGACCCGGATTACGGTGATTTATCTCATCCAATTAATGGTAGAGATATTGTAGTAGATTATGTTGCACCGGAGGGTGGGGCATCTTATCCAATTACAACCATTAGAGTAAAACCCAACTCTACTAAATTACACGACGAGGATAATAAAATTAGAGCCTTGTTGGAAAATCAAAAAGACATTACAACTATTTATTCTGAATTATCTTACGATGAATTGAAGAAAATTTTAGAGAATTGGTTAAGTGGAAACACAACTGATGATACTGAAACTTCTACAACTCAAGAAACTGTGGTTGCTAAAACCGAACAATCAGTAACCGATTCGTTTGATTTTGATTCTACACCTCATCAGTTAGATGAAGTAACAGAAAAGAAAAAAGCACAACCAAAAACATCTGATTTACCTTGGAATGATGAAAAACCATCGGTAGCTAAAACTACTCAGCAGGTAGCAGATGCATTCGAAGATTTATTCAAATAATATAGATTATGGCAAAAACCGATTTAGCAGACATTTTGGTCGATAGTCTGAACAAAAAACAAAAAGACCAGAAAATCGCCTTTTATTTAGATGATGATTCAGAGGGGGCTCCAACTAATGTAAATGGTTGGATTTCCACTGGAGCTGCTATGTTAGATGTTGCTATTTCTAACCGACCATATGGTGGTATTCCAATAGGGAGAATCACCGAACTAACGGGTTTAGAGCAAAGTGGTAAATCTCTGTTATCTGCTCATCTTTTAGCGGAAACTCAGAAGCAAGGTGGAATTGCAGTGTTGATTGATACTGAAACCGCGGTTAGTAGAGAATTCTTTGATGCGATTGGTGTAGATGTATCTAAATTGTTGTACGTTTCAGTAGATACAGTTGAAGATATTTTCGAAACCATTGAAACCATTATTGAAAAGGTTAGAGAGAAAGATGCACAAAAATTGGTTACAATTGTTGTGGATTCAGTAGCAGCAGCATCTACAAAAAAAGAAATGGAAGCCGATTACGGTAAAGATGGTTATGCAACTGATAAGGCAATTATCATCTCAAAAGCGATGAGAAAAATTACTAATACTATTGGTAGACAAAAAATCGCGGTAATCTTTACAAATCAATTAAGACAAAAGTTGGGAGTAATGTTTGGTGACCCTTGGACAACAAGTGGCGGTAAGGCGTTGGCATTCCATGCATCAGTCCGTTTAAGATTAAAGAATGTTGGTCAAATTAAAATGAAGGTCGGTGGTAATGATAAAATAGTTGGAATATCAGTTAGAGCACAAGTTGTTAAAAACCGATTAGGGCCACCATTGCGTTCCGCTGATTTTGATATCTTCTTTGATAGAGGTATTGATAACTATGGAAGTTG